GATCCAGTCGGCAAATTTAGTCTCACTCTCTAAAACTTCGTGCAAATCTCTAGCACTTACCGAATTTACCTCAGTATTGTTTATATTGGTTTGATTTATAGCGATAATCTCATTCATTTTTGCACCTCTTAAAATGGTATCTCTTGGCTCTCATAAGCGATATAATCGCTCTCTATATTAAACATTTTTAGCCCTCATTTCGTTTAAATTTACTCCTTTTAAAATTTGTAAGACTAGTCTCTCTTTACCTGCAAATTTCTCTTTTAAATTTGCATCTAGCACGCTTTGCCAATACTCATCAAGCTTTTTGTTAAATTCCGCTATCACTTCATTTTTAGGGCGTAACGTTTTAACGTCGAGCTTACGATCTTTTTTATCACGTGAGTGAAATAGCACGACTGCATCATCAAAAGTCATTTTTACACCTCCAAATCGTATTTAGTCCAAGCAATATCTACTACTTTACCGCCAATTTTTGAGACGATAA